ATTTCTTAGTCAGATCGTCCATTACTCTAATATATTTCTGTTTCACCTTATCTCTGACTTCATTTATCCCGTATTCACAGTTCATAGGATAAAATTGTCCTGTTGAGTTATCTACAACCTCAACATGTATCGGTACATCTTCTTTTGTAAAATCAATTATGATAGTCATGATAATTAGATTTTTATATAAGCATGTTTGTCGTTTCAATACATTGAAATCGCGGCACTTAAATCCTTCTCGTATGAAATCTTCTTTCTTAACATATTTTCTAACTGAATATGTATCCATAATAATTCCTCCTTATACTCAATCACATTTACTCCACCCACAAGATTTACATACATTACAGCCACCTTCGAATGTTAATTCATTATTACATTGTGGACATAACGGTTTATTTACCAAACTGTCTCTTGTGCTTTTTTCATCATAACTGTCTTCAAACAATTCATATTGCATTTCATTATACATACTAAGCAAAGCGTTACCTATAGCAACGGGGCAACAAGATCCTTTTGATGTATCTTTCTTAGTTGCTGATCGAACAGCATATGAAGGACAAGAACCTGAACTCTGTAGCTGATCTATAATATCGTGTATATTGCTACCAGTGCGAGACGCTAAAGAAATCATTCTGGAAAGACCAATCATGAAGTTATTGCATCCACCTGAACTACCTTTACTAAAATAGGTTTCCAACAACTCTCCTGTAATTGGATCAAAAAATGCTTCACAATGAAGAGTTCCACACCCAGTAGTTAGTGTACGTTTTTTACCAACACAATTATCATCAACTTTAATCACCATACCCCTTGGTAGTGAATTTGTAGTATATGTTTTCGTTTCATCTTCTTTTTCTTTATTTTTAGATTCTGTTGAAAGAATACCAGAACGTTTACAGCCGTCTCTATAAATTGTAACTCCTTTTAATCCTTTTTCCCATGCATACATATATAAATCTTCTACTTGTTCCTTTGTAAAATCATGAGGAACATTTACTGTAGATGATATTGAAGCATCTATGTGTTTTTGCCAAACGGATTGCATATCAATCCTATTTCTATAGTTTAGTGTTTGTGCCGTAACAAAATACTCCGGCAAATCCTTATCATCTTCCAATCCGTGATCATCCATATATCTTTTGACTATAGGAGTATAAACTTTATAATAAACATCTTTCCCATGCAACGATTCCGTTTTTCTCTCATAGTAATTAGCATAAATGGGTTCAATCCCTCCGGAAATACCAAGCATTGAAGATATGGTTCCTGTCGGGGCAATGGTTAAAAGCTGAGAATTACGCAATCCACACTTATTTACCAATTCTAATATATTAGATAATGCATTGTATTGAAAATATGTGCTGCCCACAACTAATTCCTTTTTACATTTTGGATAAGCACCATGATCTGTGGCAAGTCTCGCAGATTCTAACATGGCCGCATTTGCTGCATCAAACCCTATTTCGTCACAGAATTTGAGTGCTTTATTACTTCCATATGTAATACCAAGTTTTATCAGAGTATCGGCAATTCCCATAACGCCAAGTCCGATCTGCCGCCAGTTTTTCACACTTTCTCTTTGCTCCTCAAGAGGATGGAGTGGAAGACCTTCATCCAGAACATCGTTTAATGCCTTGACTGTGATTCTTACTGTTTTTTCAAAATCATCAAGATCAAATTCTGCATGTGAGGTAAATGGATTTTTAACAAATTCAGAAAGATTAATACTACCTAATAAGCAGCTTCCTCCTGCGGGTAGGGGCTGTTCCGCGCAGGGATTCACAGAAGCGTAACTCATTTCATCATCTTCGCTTAGTAAATTCCAATTATTAATTTTATCCCAGAAAAGCATTCCCGGTTCCGCATAATCCCAATTTATTTCGCATATCTTTTTAAAAAGTTTATAAGCATCAACTTCCTTGATTATTACCTCTTCTGTTTCAGGACGCGTAAAAGACAAAGTAAACATTTCTCTGTTTTTTGCTGCTCTCATAAAATCATCTGTGATACGAATTGAAATATTTGCTTTAGTTGCTCTATTTAAATCTGATTTTAATTCTATAAATTCTTCTATATCTGGATGAGAACAATCTATGGAAATCATTAAAGCCCCTCTTCTTCCATTTTGACCAATCAACTCTGTCACAAGTGAATATAAGTCCATAAACGATGTAGAACCAGATGTCTTTTTAGCTGAATTATTTACTTTAGCTCCCTTTGGTGCCAATTTAGAAATATCTATTCCGCAGCCACCACCATAGCTATATGTACGTGCTAATTTACTCGCACACTCAAAGATTGATTCAATATTGTCTTCTGGTGGTGCAATAACGTAACAATTACTTAGACTGACTTTTACACCTTTCTTATCCAATCCTCTATTAGACAATATTCTACCGCCAAAAAGGAACTTCTTTTCTCTTATCAATTGTTTAACTTTTTTATCATCACCTGATACCCTATCCAGCCACTCTTCAAAAGTTTCATTTTCGTATTGATATTTATTTTTCCATATATCAATACCTAGTTTATTTTCTTCACCCAACCATTCTTGTACAGTCAATCCTCATATCCTCCTAAATATCCTTTACCTGCTTTCTTGACGCATAAAACATAATCATATTCATTATCGTTATCACCAAATGCAGGTTTTTTAATAAGTTTCTCTATCATATAGTTGTCCGAGTATGGACAATCATCACCAACAAATATTCTCTTTCCATCTGGTAATTTATCGACCATACTCTTTAATTCTTCAGTCGTCAAAATTTATGTATACAATCCTCCTTCTATTTTACATTAATAATTTCTTAACTTCTCGCCAGTCTAAACATCTTATACCAGCCCAATCTTCATTCCAAGAAAGCACTTTACCAAATGCTATATTATACTTTGCATTGCTTGTTCTAAGCATATCAATATTATCATCTATCAAAAATCCATCACTCATGTCTATGTGAGATTTATCACTTACTTCATCCGTACAACACCCGATTAGATGTAAAAATGGAAGTTTTTCATACAACCACTTTTCTTTTAGTTTTAAATTTGAATAAGTACCTAAACTTACAACACATATTTCGTATTTTTCTGAAAGTGTTTCTAATACCTTTTTTGCATTATCCATAAATTCTAAATTTTTAAAGAACCTTGGTTGACTAAAATATGCGACAATGTAATCATGCGAACAACAATCACATTCTTTAAGTTCGTAGGTGTTGATGTCTTTCCAATGAATAGGTTTATAATTTTTGTAATATTTAAAATCTTTATTATAAAGTTCAACGATCTTTTTTGAACTGTTTACGATTGTATTGTCAAAATCTATAAATAATTTTTGTTTACCGATTTTTCTTTTCCTCCAACTTACTTAATATTTCAATACAAATTTCTTCCACGCTTTTTTTATATCCATCATTATCAATAACAAAATCCACTTCATCTGATATACCGTCATATTGACCAGCATCTGTGAGATTTCTTCTATAAGCTTCTTCAATAACGTCACCACGCTCTAATATTTTTATAAGCCTGTCACGTCTAGACACATTGATATAGAAAGAAACTATGTTTAAATCATCATTTTTCTTTAATAATTGTCGTAAACCATGTGGTGTTAAAACTACTACTTTATCATCTGTACAGTCTTCTTTTGCACTGCCATACTGCCAACCATTGTAACAAGCATGTTCAGCAAAGAAATCTTTACTTTTTAGTTCATTAAATTCTTCGTCTGTTATGAAATGATAATCGACTCCATCTACTTCACCATCTTTATATCTTGGAGATCTGGTTGTGTATGAAATGATTTTAGAATAACCAAAATTTTCAACCAACTTACGCTCTACTGTGCTTTTGCCTGATGAACTTTCGCCTAATAATATGATCAATAATTACCCCTCCTTTAGATTCCTAATTCAAATGTCAATTGTGGTTTAACAGATTGATAATCTTCCAATATAAAATCATTAATAGTAAAACTATAAAAATCTGTTTTTTCTGTTGATAATTTTAGTACCGGTTTACAATCAATCGGAGTCCTTCTCAACATTTCATTTGCGTTGTCAATATGTCTATCATAAATTTGTACATTGTTATTGAAATGTGTGAACACACCGGGTTTATATCCACAATGTTTAGCAACCATCAGTTGTAAAGCTACGTATTGTATCTGATTTATATTTCCCGCTGTAAGCCAATCACTTGACCTTTGAATAAGAGACATGTCAAGATACTCTCCACGAACATTCCACATTGTTAAGAAGCAGCAAGGTTTCAACCCATCAGTTTCTTTAAAATCTGCATATTGCCAAAGAGACATAATATGTCTTCTTCCATATGGATCTGTTTTAATACCATTCAATAAATTGTTCATCTGGTCATATCGTTTTATTGTTGCGCCATATCTTTGTCCTATCGTTCTAGGGCTGTCTTTAGATTCCCATTCATTCCACCAATGGATACCAAACTCATCTTCTAGGACATCTAAAGAATTAGTTTGTTTTTGATAAATCCATAAAATTTCTTTGATAGCATTCTTTATTGCTATCGGTCTTAATGTTGTAATTGGGAATTCATCTTTTGATAAATCATAAGTGTGCGTTATATGGTTAATTGATATCGTATGTGCCGGGACTCCATCTTTATATTTAGGTCTAGGGTTCATGTCTTTATATCCCTGATCTAAAATTTGTTTGATTGTTTCTCTCATATATTTATCTGCTTTTATCATTCAAGTCCCCCTTCCACACCTACTACATATTCTTTTATGAATCGTTTCCATTGCCGGTACGCCCATATATTCTCCAATCACTTCATGTTCTTCAGTAATTATTAAGTCGTTAAAACAATTAATACACAATTCATTCTTGCGGCATATCTTTTCTATTCTTTCATTAAATAATTCGTCCCCAGTTGATTCATATAAATCTTTCAAATGCCCAAGCATATATTTTGGATCGTCCTTAAAAGCCAACTCTATACATTCCGCTATGCTGCCTGCGTCTTTCAATTATGTAATCACTCCTTATCAAATATGTCTTTTAATCATAACTAATTTGTTTACCTATTTCTCTAAGCTGTATAAAAATAGGGAATTGTAGACTTGCCAACCCAGTTTTCTTATCCTTAGTTACTTCTTTATATTTCACTTCAACAACGCGTCCAATAAGCTTGTCTCTATTAATCCACAGATCTTGTCTTGTCTTATCGTCAAAGCCACTTCCAACGTTAACGGTATTATCTTTATATTTTACAACTAAAGCACCCAGGGTTCCTTTCAGCCTGCCGTCTCCCTCCAATACATTAATCACTTCAAGATCCATCGTGTAGAATCGCTTTATTTTGATTAAGTCTGAGGTTCGCTTACATTTATACTTTGAATCTTTATTGAGCATTAGCCCTTCCCAATCATTTGTTACAGCGTAATCTAATAGCTCCATTATTTTAGATTGGTCTATTCCCTGATAAATCATATTTACAACTTCTATATTATGTAATACCTTTTCAGCAATTATTTGTTTTATTGATTCTAAAGATTCTCGACGCTTCTTATATGTATCTTTTGATTCTCCTTCATCAAACTCGCTTTCTGGGAAAGTATCAAAAATCACAAATTTTATTTCATCCTCTATTTCTAAATCTGAATTAATGATTCCTGTACCAATCCTAAAATTCTCTCCGTCAGATATTCCATCGGTATTTTTTCTGATTAATTCACCATCATAAAACCGGTCTACTCCTAAACAATTCAAATCTCTGATAATGTGATCAAACCCATGAAATTCTTTCCCCTGACGGCTCAGTAGTTTTCCTTTATAAAACGAACATCTGTTTCCATTAAGCTTCTGTGATAATGAAAACCACTCATTATTTTTTAATCTTAGTTTTTCATACCCTGACCCCAATTGAACCTCCCAAGTGGGAATCAGTCCTGGAATCGCCTTATTTACTGTTTTACTATCACAACCTAACCGTAAAGTCTTTGTGATCATCTGTTCATAAAATTCTTTATCATTTTCAGGTGCAAAACTTATGAATTCTTGAATCCAATATATATCTATATCCGTTCCGGTATTATGTTTCTCTAGGTATTCCATACATCCTTTCCAGCCTAAATGTCCGAATGGAGAAAGTCCCCTGATTACCCGATTAAACTTTTTTGAAAGTTTCTTTTTATTGATACCAGTTATTACATTATTATCAAACATAAATATTAAACATTTCTTGAATAACTCGTTTTCTGCATTGGCAGCTATTATATTCTGCTTTTCATTTTTACTATTGGTAGACTGAATCTGTCTAAAAATTTCAATTACTTTATCCATTAATCCTCCGCTTCTTTTGCTAATTCGCCAGCGTTATCCTTAATATAATTACTGACTTTAATGTATCCTTCGTCATTAATTTCTGGGGCGAACCCTCTGAATTTAACTCTACCCGGATAAGCCGATGTTACTTCTCCACATCATTTATATCAATTACAATTGCCCATCCAAAAGTGTGTAAAACCATATTTATCCACCATAACAGACCAGTTTCTCTAAATTCTTTCCACGTTTTCTTTTTTACCATTTTTTATCTACTCCAAGTCTATTTCAATTCCACCAAATATTTTATCGTACACTGTTCTTCCTTGTAGACAATTATCTCATCATTTCTTAACATTGTTCCCTCGTGGGCATGTAGACAATTTGCATTTGGGCAGGCGGCTTGTAACCTTTCGTAATTAAAAGAGTAATATTTACTATCGAAAGAATATACATCATAAGGTTTCCCATATGCAACGTCCATCAGAGCCATAAATGCAGAACTAGAATTACCTTTAGCCCAGTATGAACCATTAATAGATGTATACCCTAATGATTTTCTAGCTTTGGGTGCATAGTAAATTCCATACCCAAACATTTTTCCTGTTATCATTGCATTAGTTGGCTTTAATACTAAACCACTATTTATAATTGACCACCAATTCTCGTTTCTTGATCCATGCCAAAGCAACTTTCTGTTAGTTATATTTTCATCGTGGATAAATCTATCAAACTTTTCTTGTGTCTTTTTGTTAGTAACACACCATGCTTGATGAAACCTATCACCACACGAACCTAGTGTACTCTTAATCTTTTTAATGTCCTCTTTGCTACATTCACTAAACTCAAGCTCTAATGCCTCCAAAATAGTAATCGGATGTTTCTCTAAGTTATTTTCCTCTTCT